ACCGCCAGCCGCAGCTTCGTCGAAACGTTGACGCCGGTAACGAGCGCAACCTCAAGCAGGCCGGCATCCTGATCGGTCAGATCGTCGATCGTCGACGCCGGTCCATCCACGAACAGTGCCATGGTCAGCTCCGCTCTCTTTGCTTCTTGAGTTCATGGGAAGGAATCACCATCACCTGCACTCGCCTCGCCGCTTCTTCCTGCTGGTGTGCCTCTCTGGCCTCGCGATGGGCCTCGTGAAACGCAAGCGCTTCTTCTTCGGTTGCCACTCGCGCTCGCTGTTCCGCGATCAACCTTGCCGCGACTGAACGAGGCACTTCCGTCCGCACGCCGGCTTTGCCGCCTTCGGGCGTCTCGAGGCTCACCACGACCAGGTGCTCCCCGGTGAGCTCTGCGTCCACTTCCCGAACCTTTTTGTAGTACGACCGCAAATCCATTTATTTCTCCTCTGCTTAAGATCCGCGTCTGCGCAAGGCAGGCCACACAAGAACGATGGCCTGCCCCACGCTCCTCGTTTAACTAGCTGTTGATCTGAACTGCGAATCCGTTCCGCAGAACCGCACAGCCGTAAAGCACGTCAACCGTGAACTGCTGTGAAAGAGTGTTCGGCTGATAGCTCATCGTGACCCGCATTCCGAAGTTGCCCAACTCGGCGTATTCGGCGATGGCGCCCGTTCCCGGCAGCGGCTGCGGCAGACGGCGCACCACAAGCCCGATCGCATCTTTGCAGAACGCCAGGTTGTGAGTGTTGAACGGCGCGCTGCCGGTTTTCGGCACATATTGAGACCGGAAGACGAAGAAGTCTTTGATCTTTCCGATCGTACCGTCTACCAGCGCTCGTAATCCCGCGTCGCCCGTGTTTTGGAATTCGCTGAAACGCGGTATCTGACGCATCGCCGAATAGGTATTGCTGTCGACGATCAGGTACTTCGGCGCGTTGGACGGAACCTGCGCCTGAAAGAGCGCGGTCTCCGCCTGGTCAAGCAGCGCTTCCGTTACCGGCGTTCCCGCCGTACCGAGCGGGGCGTTCGCTGTAAAGCCCGCATACAGGTTCAGAAGATCGCTTTCGATCTTCTCCGCGATGGCCACCACCGCAGGCTGCATATAGACCCTCAGCAGATCCGGAACGGCAAGTACCTTCAACACATCCGGGATCTGGAAAGTGGCTTCGCAGTGCGTATTCAGAACGATCTGCGCGTTGCCGAGGTTCGGATTCTGCGACACAACCGTCGCGTTACCGGTGCCGGTAACATCCGCGAGATTATTGGCCACAAGCTGTGGCGCGATCGGCACGTTGACCGTATCGCCCGCTTGTGCCAGGGTCGGTTCATAATCGCGATTTACAAGGTTCCCCATCACAAGGTTCCCCACAAGGGCGGGTAAGGCATCGGCCGCCACCAGTTTGACTATCGCGCTTGCTACATTTGCTGACGTAATTGAAGGCATCGTTCTCCTTAAAGCGTTTCTTTGCCGCCGGCGAACTTTGCCGCCGGCGTTCTCTCTTCACTCACCTGCGAAACGAGGACTGCACTCCCCGCTATGTCTGCGTCGTTACCACACGCAAAATCTCCTGGCGCGCCCGCTCCAGTTCCTCTTTGCTCATTGACGGGTTGATCTTGTCCAGATCGAATCCGCCGCCGTGCGCGGCCTTTTGGCCCCCGGTGACCCCTGTACCCCCGGCAATCCGGGCCGGCAGAAATTCTGGATTATCGTGAACAAAACCAGCGAGGAATTCCCCGACGGACTGTTCGCCGTTTTCTCCGCGCGCTACCAGGCGGCCGTCCTCGGCGCGCACAATTCCGTCCTGCACGGCTCTATACGCCAGGTCGACTTTTGTCACCCCCAGCTTCTGCAGCTCCGTCCGGATACTTGTGTTCCGCTGAGCCTCTTCCGCCATGGCACGGCTGCGCTTGTTCTCGTCCACGAGCTCATTCACCCGCTTTTCGAGCTGTTCGCGCCGCCGTCGCTCGTCCTGCAGTTCTGTCTTGTAGGCCGGCTCCCGCCGCGCGGTATCCTGCCGCATATATTCATCGACCGCCTGCTGCACGATCTCCTGCACGTTCACTGGTTCGCTCATTGTCTTTTTTCCTTTCCTGCTGAACACTCGGGGCAGAAGCCTGTGTTGCTTACGCCGCCGCGTCGATCTCTTCCGCAATCCGGTTCTTGATCTCCTGCCGTGAATCGCAGAGATACTTCATCGCCACCCGCTTCTGAATCTGTTTGGCCAGCGTTGGCGACTGAATCCCCAGTGCCAGCAGGCTTTTCGCGTCGTTCGCCTCGGTGCTGAAATCTGTAATATCGAATTCGTCCAACCCCACTACATCGATGCCAAGGTCATCCTGCCGCGCCGCCACAATCGCGGTCAGCACGTTGCGGATCGAATCCTTGACGATGGCCCCGTAAGCCCGCAGAATCTCCTGCGTCACGCTGAAGTCCCACTGCCTGCTGAGCCCCGACTGGCTCGAACCGGATCCGTCGCCGGCCTGCTGCATCAGATAGGTGATTCGGTAGATCTCATCCTTGAGACGGCCCAGGTTGTCCGCCGCGATCTGAAAGACGTTCCCCGTGGGCTCCGTCCATCCAAACTTGTCGTCCGGACCCAGCTGGATGTAGTAGCTCTCGCCGGTGATCTGGTTGAACTCGCGCTCGGAATAAATAACCGGCATCGCGAACAGCCCCATGGTCAAGGCCCATCCCAAAGCGTTCGATTTGTTGAAATGCTCCAGCTGCAGAAGCGCGATCTTGTTCGCCAGCCAGAGCCCCTCGCTGACTTTGAGATCGAAGACCGGCACGCGCCTGATCCCGGCGAATCCGTGATTGCCCTGATCCACCAGCTCAATCGACTTCTGGTCCGCTCTGTTTTGATCAGAGCCCACGCGTTCGTAGATCTCATACCTTTCCCGGTCGTAGTAAATCCACCGGGTCTCGCGTTTCCACCCGAACGTTTTGACGCTGTCTTGTTTGAGCAATGACGTCCGAATCACAACCCACTCCAGTTCGCCACGCTGATCGTGACTCCAATTGATCAGCTCATCGGCGCTGTAAGCCACCAGATAGGCCCGGCTGCGCCCCGACGCATCTTCGTCGGCTCGCGTCAACGCCGGGCCATCGGTGCGCGGGAAATCGACCACCACGTACGATTTCCCGCAAACCAGCGCTTCAGTAAGCTGTTGCTTGAAAAACTGCGTCAGCGTCGTCCCGCGCAGGTCGCAATTCTGCACGAACGCGGCAAAGAAATCCTTCGCCCGCTCATTCGTGCCTTCGAATTCCAATACCGGCTCCCGCCTCACCAACGTCGCGGTATACCAGTCGACGATAGAGCCCAGATAGTTCTCGTAGAAGACGCGCGCCAGCCGTTCCTGATAGACCTCGATCGGCTCCTTCTGCCGTCTCAGAAGGTATTCGGACGCGTTCTCGCGGAAGTGTTCACCTCCCGCATAAAGGTGACGGTAGCGGCGCCACATTCGCGCCCTCGCCGTGTAGTCCGGATGCTCCTGTTCGATATGTGAGTTAGTCGTCAAAATAGCCTCTCCCCGCGTTCCCCAATCGTTCCGCTCCGGTCTTCCTGCCAGATCAGATACCCCAGCGCATCCGACAAGTGAGTCCGTTTCCTGTCCTTGTCTTTGTCGATCTGCGTGGAATCTTCCTGATAGGAAACCTGCTCGAAATCCTCGATCAGTTCCCTGCATTTCGGATCCACAAACAACCGCACCTCATCCCGCGCGTTCCGCAGCCGGGCGTTCACCAGCGATACGCGATCGCGCACCGGGGGATTCGCCTTCGGGACGCGGTACACAACCTTCGCGCGGTGCGACGCGAAATAATCCCGTATCACCTGGTAGTCCGAATATCCCGTCGTGTTCATCGACGCTCCGGATGCATCCCCATACACCACCACGCCCGCCTGCACCCGTCCGAACCGTTTCTCGAATTCTTCGCATGCCTGCTCCGTTGTCGCCCGCCGCAGCGCGATCTCGTCCAACACCCGGACCTCGCCGTTGCGCTCCACCTGCGCTATCACCGAACACATGGGATCGACGTTGAAATCCAGCGCCCAGATCACCGGCCGCGC